CTTAGATATAATATAAGACTACATAGTCTAAACTTTAGAATGTGTACTTTAATTATATCATAGACAGCGTATAAGGGGTCTGTTAGAGGACATAACGAAAAAAGAGTCCTCTAGGGACTCTTACATTACTTTATTCGTTGCATTGGCATTTGACACTTTACCGCTTGGGATTGTTCCGTTGAAGTCTACTTTGTTGTACGAACTTGTAGTTGTAAGCTTGACGATCGCACCAGGGTTTGTGATTAAGTGCGTATCCCACAGCATACCTTCGAATCGGTTTTGTTGCCCATTAACTTGTAGGACTAATTGTGTCATAGCCGATGGTTGAAGTTGTAAGCCAGTGAACATGTTACCGCTGCATTCGTTCGGAACTGTCTCGGCTGAGTCAATAACAATCATTTCAACGCAGTCATCGATAGAAATGTCATTGAAGCGGTTAGCATTTACCCAAGCCATGCCTGTAGCAGGTTTAGATGCTTTTAGTTCTATTCCTCTTCGTAGTCCGCTTATTTTAACATCAAAGAAGTTTACGAATGAAATCTCGTGACCTGCTCCGCCTGCGAAACACGAGATACCTACGCCTTTGTATGAACCTGCCCAGTTAACAATGGCACCGTTCTTAATAGCTGATCTATTCCACGTATTATAATACTTATACTTACCATCCAGGTAAAAGACAGCAGAATCGAATGTCGGGTCTTGTATTGCAACATAGGGGTTTGTAATCGATGCATTCAATTCTAACTCTAAAACACGAACGTTAGCATCTATAACAAATTTGGTTCCATAACCGAATAATAATTCTACATCTTTTTTAACAACAATTGGTGCGGTGATTGAATAGTCTTTGAACTCTTCTAGCTGTACAGTCTTATCCGTTTTACTAACACTTGCTGCATTGATTGCATTTTGAATCTGTTCTGCATGTGTTGCTCCACTAAACGATTTAACTTGTAACATACAACTCCACCTTTCAGATGTAAAAAAGCCCTTCGGCACAAAGGACTTTTAGTGTATACTATGAAATTCTTAGATGTGAAACAATAGGAACAGAAGGATTCGAACCTTCGACCTGGTGCGTATGAGACACCCGCTACTACCACTGAGCTATGCTCCTGTATTGGCAGGGGAGGAGGGAATCGAACCCCTTAGCGGTGGTTTTGGAGACCACTGACTTACCTCTCGCCTTTAAGCTTCTCTCCCCCATATGGAGCAGGCAGTGGGGAACGACCCCAATAGACGATCGTGAATCGCTGCCTACATTATGATACCGAAGGTGGGATTCGAACCCACGCTGTACGGTTTCTAAAACCGCTATCTCTGCCACTGGATTACTTCGGCATATTATGGTAGCGGAGGGGGGACTCGAACCCACCACGCTCTAACGAGCAACGGATTTTAAGTCCGTTATGTCTACCAATTCCAACACTCCGCCATAATTTAATTGGTACTAGGGGTAGGATTCGAACCTACGACCAAAGCCTTATCAAGACTCTGCTCTACCTGACTGAGCTACCCTAGCATGGTGGGAAAGGAGGGATTCGAACCCCCAACGTCTCTTACGTCACAGATTTACAGTCTGCTTGCTTCACCAATTTGCATACTCGCCCAAAAAATCCCCTCCCTTTTTCCGTGAGGAAGGGGCAAAAAATCTTAAAAGGAGAAAGAAATATGAAATCAAAAAGTTTAGAAGGTTGACCCTAAGATTCGCACCTTCAGATCAACCAGGATATAAAGTGGACAGAGTAGGAATCGAACCTACGACACGAGGATTTTCAGCCCTCTGCTCTACCAACTGAGCTATCCGTCCAGGAGCGGACTCATATGAAGAGTCCAAATGAGATATGTGAAAAACCTAAACTTAAACAAAAGTTGATACTCCCACTCCGATAGAAGTATCCTCCGTCCCTAAACGGAGTAAATGCGGGTGACAGGGCTTGAACCTACGACCTCTGCGTCCCAAACGCAGCGCTCTACCAACTGAGCTACACCCACATGATGGGGATATCTTGAACCCGTATACTTAGATATCCAAAGTTTTAACCTACCCAGGACGCATCCTTGTAGGAGGAACGTATTAATTTATCAGGATGAAGGGAATCGAACCCTCATTCGGTGATCCACAGTCACCTGCGTTAACCGTTACGCCACACCCCGTAAACTAAGCCCAATACATCTGATTGTCTGACTGGTAGGCTATTGGACTTAGTTTACGAAGTACGGAACTTCGTATTTACTTCGGAGGAAGGGGTCGAACCTCCACACTTCAGGGTCAAAGCCTGACGACTTTACCAGTTTGTCCACTCCGAAAAATTGTTTGTATAGAGATTGTATCACAGTCTGTAACTTTGTACAACCCTATTTTTAAAATATTTTGAATTTATTTTTAACTTAGCCGACAACGGGATTTGAACCCTACCTACAACACCTACGGTGAAGTGTGCTAACCTGACACTCTTCCCGACTAAGTTTACATCCCCTGTAGGACTCGAACCCACGATAAACGGGATAGAAGCCCGTTGCCTTGATCCAACTTGGCTAAGGGGATAAAAAGGGACAGGTTTTTATGTTGCCTGTCACAACAATCTAAAATTTATATACCGTCATAGATGGGTAACGGATTTATACCCCGTACAGGATTCGAACCTGCGAATGCTCGGTAGAAAGCCGAGTGTGTTAGCCAATTTCACCAACGGGACACGATAAGGAGGGTTCGTTTTTTTGGGCAGACACCCTACAACAAAACTTCTCACAAGCATTGACTACACAAGGCATTACCCTTGGAGTTTACTTACAAGGAAGAAACGTTTTACATCTGTACGAGGTATAGGGGAGTCGAACCCCTGACTCTGCATAGACAGTGCAGTATTTTACCACTAAACTAATACCCCATGATATGGTGCCGACTGTAGGATTCGAACCCACGACCTATTGATTACAAGTCAATCGCTCTACCAACTGAGCTAAGAAGGCAATTTGGAGGGACATGTCGGAATCGAACCGACCTCGCTTGGTTGGAAGCCAAGAATAATACCGATATACCAATGCCCCATTTGGCGCACACGGACTGGAATCGAACCGTCCTTCTGTGTAATGAGTCTATCCTATTCTGCTGTAGGGGCTCTCACCACGATCTCCTCACCAGTATACCCTACACACCGTCTTCTCAGCGGACACAGATTACCTCTGACTGTACGATTAGCAGGCATAAACCAGTTTCTTCCTGAGCTGCACATATAATTTGGCGGAGAGTACAGGATTTGAACCTGTGGTACGTTAAGGACGTACACCTGTTTAGCAAACAGGAACGATAAACCACTCTGACAACTCTTCATATTTGGCGTGCCTGGTAGGACTCGAACCTACGACCTATAGATTAACAATCTAGAGCTCTACCGACTGAGCTACAGGCACATAATAGTTGATATAAGAAGATGACAGGATTCGAACCTGCGAATACTAGGGTTGCAACCTAGCCCGTTGAGCCACTTCGGTACACCTTCATGTTAGTTCCCCTGAGATAATTAAGAACGCAACCTGCAAGGTTTTCACGGGAGGGGAGCCACAGCTTGCAGATTGCGTATTAAGTTTATAGAAGGAAGTGTATAGGATCACCGTTTCCATAGGGTCGCTATCCTTTTTCTCCTAATATTGATACTGGTGTGTGCTTACTGTTGTATCAAAGCCTAGTTATAGTATATCACACTCTGTACGATTCTAAACATGTATACACAAATTATTTTAACTTTTTTCTTACTGGTAATTCATTTCCATTTTCGGACATCTAACTATTATATATTCTTTATAAGTATTTATAATAAGTTATATAAGTATTTAATAATTATATACAGAACAGTTATAAACATAATGGTACATAAATTCCCCTTTTTTGTCCTATTTAAATTTAAACAAATAACAAACCTTGCAGGATGTCAGGATAGAACTATATTCTCTTCAAGTACTGATATAACAGGGTTTACGGGAACAGTCAGGATGGATAACTTGAGTAGTTTAAGGGATCAGAATAAACTTTAATGGTACATGTTTCACTTATTTTTGACCTATTTAAATTATATCTGTTACCTATTTTATTTGTAATCATTAATAATAAGTTATATAAGTAATTAATATATAAATACAGAAGCAATAAAAACTAAATATGTCAGGATATAAAGTAATAAGGATTGTAAACCTACGTGTATCAAGGGTTTTAAATAGGTCAAAAAGTTTGTATGCTTAGGGATAATAGGTCAGGATTAGGGGACTGTATAAAATAGGACAAAAAAAGTTAAAGTTGTTGTTGACAATTAAACAACAAACTGATAAGATGAGGTCAAGATAAACAAACGACAACTAATCGTTCAGATTGAATATAAAAGTAAGTTGTGAAAATGTGACAAAACAAAACTAAGGGAGATGTTTACAATGACAAATAAGAAAGCAGCTAAAAGCACAGCAACACCGAAACGAATGAAGAAGTACCGTATGGATAAAGGATTTACGATTTACACATTAGCAGAACGATTAGGCGTAGACGAGTCATCAGTATGTAACTGGGAGAATGGTCAGAAGTACCCGAGACGTGGTAACTTAACAGCGCTAGAGGATATCCTGGGCGTAGGTTACAGAGAGTTATTCGAAGACTTAACACCTGAGGAAATGAGAGATATTAACGATCGCAGATACAAAAGAGAAGATGCATAAAAAAGAGACCAAGGCAAAGCGCCCTGGTCTTTTAATATGTTGGTACCATTTTCACGATCATTTGCGGGTTGATAAAATACCATACCCCTGAGAAGTCCGCTGCTGCATTTACTTTCATCATTGGTGCTCCGCTACCCTTAATGTAGTTCCCTACAATTGAGTCAGGAGCATCAGGTACACCGAACGTATTAAAGATTTCCAATGGTACATATGCTTTTTCATTTAAAATTGTTGTGACCTCTACTGACTTCAACTTTCTAGCCATTTAAATCATCCTCTCTTAGTGCTTGCTTGCCAGGCTAAAGATATAACTGATAAGTCCTCCAAGAACAACCATTAATGCGTTTTCAACAAGCTTGCGTTGTCTGTCATCCCCTTTTTCATCCTTCGCTTCTAGGTCTTCTAGTTCCTGCTCTAGATGCTCGATTCTGTAAAAGAGGTGGGACTGTTTCTCTTCACTGATTGCCATTTTCTTATCGATATCTTGTACGATACCTTTAAGCTCATCGACAACCTTCTTCAGTTCAGCAGCGCTGTTTTCACGCTCTTGGAGTGTGGACTCAATTTCTTGTAACTTCAATAGTGCTTGTTGGTTTTGGTTGCTATTCACTGAAACCCCACCTTTCTGCTATTTACCATATAAAACCTTTCCGTTTTTGTACCTTTTCATAACCCACATCGAAATGATTCAAAAATTGTAACAGTACTGCTCTGCTCTCCTCGTCTTCTATCTGCCCGTACTGCGATTCGGTATTTACGGTAAACCGCACCTTTCCGTCTTGTTTTAAGTCTAATTCGATTCGAACCCAATCTTTCTGATCTGATTCGAGGTACTGAAATGCAAAGTCGATCAGAAGACCTAATGACAATAATCTATGTATCGTATACGTGTGGTGGCTTGTCCTATTGCTGCTAATCATATTGCTCACTAGGTCACGAAATTCTGCCTTTAAATTATGTTGCTGCTTACTCCCTACTCCGTTCATCGCCAATCTCCTTTCGTTCTCTATTACTCGTTAGGGCAGTCGTAACTAGCACAAGTAGTAAACCGTTCTTGATCGTGATGGTTTGGTACATCCCACTTCGGAAGAGGATGATATCTGATATAATAGAGATATACACTAGTATGATGAATGAGAGAGCTTTAAGTGTTGGGAACACTAGCCTGAATAACAATCCCTGGTGTAGGATAGACGCTGTTATATACGACATATAAGTAACAATGGCATAGAAGACAAGGGTTAAAATGATGGACGCAATCAGATAAATCATTGTTTTCTACCCTCTTTGTCTTATTTATCCCTACTAATATAGAACTTTATAGAGTGTTTTTTGCAATATCTTCTATATTAGAGGTATAAAAATTTTTCTCAAGTGGAGGTTATGTCAATGTTGAAGTATAACAAGCAGATGCACATGAAGGTTATTCTCATTCTCCTAGCAGAAGCGTTAGCCATCTTGATTACAGACTTTGTATCAGCGAACATCGTTCCGATTGAACACACAACTATATCTTATATTGTATGTGGAGCGGTTTTAGCTTTTGCTGTAGTCAGCTCGTATGATTATATTATACGAAAAGGCGCTATGCGTGCCCAACAGGAGCGGCAGGACTTAATGAATACAGCCATGCTTCGCTACAGCACAAAGCATAGAGACCACAGATAACAGGAAGGTAGGTGCTTCAAATGTTTGGATTATCAGAAAGAGAACTAGACGACTACAGAGAAATTGCCCAGGATTTTGCGGTGAGTGAACTAACACCTATGATCGTAGAGGAAGCTAAATTACTAACGGTATTGATTGAGAAGGATGGAAAGCTATTACCCCTCCCGTCTTACATTAACAAAATGATTGGTGATTTAGAGCAGATTATTACGCTAACTACAGTAAATATGGCATGTGACTACGCAGGTCTAGTATCTGAAATGAAACTGAAAGAAGCAGAAATTATTAAGCACTTGCACGAGAAGTACGAATCATATGTAACGAAACAGTTCATCAAATACAATCTATGCTTTACTGTGGAGTCCGCAGATCGTATTGTGGGTGAAATTATCCTGGAACTTCCGTATCTGTACGTAGATGCAGTGGACAATGAGGAGTTCGATGGGGACAAGTACTTAGAGGAAAAGTTAGTGGCTTACAACGAATACTTAGAAACTAACCCAATCTTTGGTGAGGAAGACGAAGAAGAATAGGTGAATTAAAATGGTGACAAAAAAAGAAATCGTACATAAAAGGCGGAAACTCATGAGTCTAGCCGAAAAAAGTCACTCATTTAATAAAGGAGACAAGAGGGTGCATACTCCCAGGGTATGTGTGGTGTGTGGTCGCCCTCTATCCTCTTTAATTATTAATGAGAATAAGTACATAATTATACAGGCTCATACCCGCTATCATTTAAACGAATGGTTTATTATGGACGCTTGTAGAGACATTACATCGTGCTACAGAACACTAAGGCAGAAAGGGGAGCTGATTGAAGATGTCAATGGCTGATAACATTCGTAACGGTATCAACAAGAAGAAGCAGGCTTTCGACAGTGAGAAAGAGCTTCGAGATGTTTTAAACTCTGCTTTAACCAAGGGTGTATTTAAATTCATGCAGCGTATGGATGCAGGTGAAATTCCAATCGATAACATTGCAGACCTACATCGTGTAGTTGGACTATACAAAGAGATGAATGGTATCGCAGATGTTATGGACGGTCAAGGTGCATCAGGAATGCTGCCTGAAATCAACATGCGCCAGGATCAGGTAATGGAAGAGAAGATTCGTGACGGTAAGATGACAACAGACGAAGAAGGCAGAGTAAGTGTTATGGACATGTCAGCGGAAGAGGTTGCAGACTTAATACGAGATATGGATATTGCACAGAACAAAGAAAATGAGGGAACATTCTAATGAACAACAACATCGATGGAAGAATGATCGCCAATGTTGCCAAGCAAACATTCGGTCGAACAGATTTAACAAAAGACGAACTATCATACGTACTGACGATGTTAAACACCTCGTCTTACCTGCTGAAACATCACAGAGTTAAAGGTCATCCAATTACCTTCCACGTTAGCGGACACGAATCTAACAAAGCCCAGGCGCACCGTCCTTGGCAGATACAAATGATTAACGATACACACCCAAACAAAGCAGTTATCAAGTCCCGTCAGTTGGGGCTATCCGAGGTTGGGGTAGGAGAAATGCTATGGTTTGCAGACTTATATAGTTATGCAGGCGTGAAGTGCTTATACACATTCCCGACCAACCGACAAATGAAAGATTTCGTTTCCACTCGTATTAACCCCCTATTAGAGCAAGGTTATTACGCTACAATCTCTGACCCTAAGTTTGACTCGTTGGAGAAAAAGAAAATTAGAAATAGCTTCATGCTGTTCCGTTCTTCTAGTAAGGGCGCTGCGGTAGAGGGTGTCGATATCGATTACCTTTCACTGGATGAGTATGACCGTGTAAATGCTAGTGCGGAAATCTCGGCAATGGAGTCTATGTCATCTTCACAATTCGGTGTACTTCGTAGATGGTCAACACCTACGGTACCGAACTACGGAATCCATGCACTGTATGACCAATCTGACCAATGTGTGTACATGCATAGATGTGACCACTGTGGACACAGACAGCAAATGGATTACGAAAAAAATATCGAGTGTATGGACGAAACGGGTGTCGATGTCCTAGCTAAGACTGTAAAAGACGGAACATTCCGATTTGTTTGCCAAAAGTGCAGGAAGACCCTCGATAGATGGTATAATGGAGAATGGGTAGCTGCTTATCCCGATCGTACTTTAAATAACCAAGGTACTCGTGGCTATCTAATTACCCAAATGAATGCGGTATGGTTCACTGCCGATAAGCTGAAACGTAAAGAGTTAGAAGCTAAATCGAAGCAGCATTTCTATAACTACGTTCTAGGATATCCCTTCCAGGACGTTGCGTTAGCGGTTCAGAGACCTGACGTTATGGACAATAGACGTAGTTACTTAGAGAAGCCATTAATGGACAGAGGAGACTATAGATTCATCTCTGTAGGTATCGACTGGGGTAACCGACACTGGGTTACAGTCCGTGGATTCAGAGACAATGGTATGATCGATATTATCCGTGTATTCTCAGTAGAGCGTGCTAGAGGGGTAGCGAATATCGAAGCGGATTTAGAGAGTATCATTAACCAATTAATCCCTTACAGTCCCGATATTATCTGTGCCGACATCGGAGACAGCGGAAACTACGTGGACAAGCTTATCCAGTTCTTCGGAGTAGGTCGAGTTTATGGAGTTAAAGTTAACCCGAACCCTCGTTCTAATGGACAGATTCAACCTTCATGGTCAGAAGGTCAGTCAAAGGTTACAGTCGATAAGTTAACACAGAACAAAAAGCACATCTCAGACATGAAGATGAAACGCTTAGGATTCTATAACGCAATCGACCAGGATTTAGAGCTCTACTTGCAGCACTGGATTAACGTTATTATTCGAGACGAAGAGGACGAAAAGACAGGCGAAGTATACCAAATTATTACAGACCGTGGAGATGACCACTACGCTCAATCGTCTGTATATTCTATGGTAGGCATGGATCATGTGTTAGAGCCTTACATAACAAAAGAGCAAGAAAACGCCTTTGGTTACACGACTGTAGACATCATGGCTCCGCAGTCAACAGATATATTTACTCGTAAATACTAAGTTTTTGGGTTCAACCGTTATATTAAAGACGGGTATTAATTACTAAATGAAGGAGTGGAAGTTAAATGTCAACATATAACGTACACGGTGGTCACAATAGTATCGTACAGGGTGCTAACTACGGAAGTCGTAAAGAGCACGTTATGGATCGTCAAGTTAAAGATGCTTTAATTAGCAAGCTTCGTAGCCTTGGTCACACAGTTTATGACTGCACAGACGAAACAGGTTCTACACAAAGCGCTAACTTACGTAACATCGTAGCTAAATGTAACGCACATAGCGTAGATTTAGATATTTCGTTACACTTAAATGCATACAACGGTTCTGCTAATGGAGTAGAGGTTTGCTACTACGACCAACAAGCTTTAGCTGCTAAAGTTTCTAAACAACTTGCAGATGACATCGGTTGGTCTAACCGTGGAGCTAAACCACGTACTGACCTTTACGTACTAAACACTACTAAAGCGCCTGCTATCTTAATCGAACTAGGATTCATCGATAACGAA